TATAACATTATCTTCTGGGAGACCTTGAGCAATAGGTTGAATTGAGCCTCTGTCTGTTTTAGCTACTATTAATCCTCTATTACTAATTACAGCATCTTGTATTTGTTGTACATTAGAAGCTCCAGGAGTTTTAGGTGTTTCTCCTTCGCTTCCACTAGTTAAATAACTACCTAATGCTTCACTTAGTCCTAATGTACCTATAGCTGCTGTAACTCTCAATATTGGCCATAATTTTTGACCAATATGATACATGTTTCTCATTACATTATAAACTACTTCAGCAACATGTTTAATCGTATGGAATCCTTCTTTAATATTTTGTATTAATGTTTCAATATTTTTAGCATTAGTAAGCCAATCTACTATTCTTTTTACTAAAACTTCCATTTCACCTCCTACTAAATTAGCTATAGTAGATTTTACTTTTTCTATAAGTTCATTAAATTTAGTTTGGGCATCTACTCTTTCTAAAGCAGCTTTAGCTTCTGCTTCGTTTCCTGTTTCAGCCATTAATCTGTTAGCTTCTTCAACTCGTCCTTGTCTTTTTAATTCTGCAACTGTTTCTTCGATTTGTTTTTTATTTGATGATCCTAATTTATTTAAATTTTCTTGATATACTAAAGAATTTGCTAATTCATCAGCTGACATTCCAGCTGCTTTTGCTAAAGCTCTTTGTTGAATTACATTCATTTGACTAAATTCAGCTGCACTTCCTACTTGTCTTAAAATTTCTTCAGAAGCACCTGCTATATCACCATTTAAAGCTAATAATCTAGCTCTTTCTAAATTTAATTCTTTACCAGTTAATAATTCAGCTGCAATTTGATCTTCTATTGATTCTTCAAAATTTAATAAATGATTTGCTTGTTTAGCTGCTTGTTCTAAAGATACTCCTAGTTTTTGAGTTTGAACAACTGCTTTAGCTATTAATTCTGGATTATTTTGGTATTGTAATCTTATTTGTCCTGAAACTTTAGCAACTTCTGCTAATACTTTTTTATTATCTAATTGTATTCCTGTTTGTTTAGTTAAAGCAGATGTTTGTTTTATAGTAGCCATGACAACTTCATCTGCTGTCATTTTATTAGCCATAGCCAACTGCTGCAATCCAGCTGCTTCATCTGTAGATAAACCTATTTGTTTAGTTAAATATATTTGATCTCTTAATTGCTCATCAGTAAAACCTCTAGTAGCACCAAAAACTTCAGCTAATTCTGTTTGAGCTTGTAATAAATTTTCTAAAGTATTAAAGCCAGCATACAAAGAATCATTAAATTTTTTAGATTCTGTAGCTATATCCATCATATTATTTCTGACTCTTCTTGCTGATTCATCAGAAATAGCCATTGATTTACCTATTTGGGTTATCTGAGTATTGACTTTAAATCCTAACTCAATTAACCACATAAGTCCTTTTATAACTAATCCTATTATTGCTAAAGGATCAACAAAAGCCATTGCTATATCTTTTCCTATAGAACCTAATGCTGCCCCCATAGCTCCTAATTTTCCTGCTCCTTCTCCTGCAGCATCTCTAGCTTTTCCTAAAGCTTTTTCAGCATCAATCATATTCCCTACAATAGGAATTTTACTCATTCCTTTTAATAGAGACCCAGTAAGACCTAATTGTTTATTTATTTTAATTTCTTTATCTAATCTTTGTTGAATATTATTTAATAATTCTTGTTCAACTTTAAATTGTTCTTCTTTAGCCATGAATAATGCTCTTCCGGCTTCAGTACTAAGATCTTCATATTTTAATCTTTCAGCAGCAGTTTTTAAATCTCTAAGATTTGCTTGGGCTTTAGCTTTTAAATCTTTTAACTGCTTAACACTTAATTTAGAAATTTCTTCTTCATCATTCTGGAGTTTTCTAGCTATACCTTCTAAACCAGAATAAGCTTTAGAAGCATCCTTAACATTATTGATTTGTTTACCTAATTCAGCATTAATCTCTCTTAAAATATCACGTTGATCTTTAAAAGATTGATTATCTGGTGAGGCTGGTTGTTGAGGATCTGCCATTTACTAAAATATTATTTGTTATAAATATTAAATTTATAACTTTTATTTATATTTAGTTTTAGAAGGACCCGAAGTAACTTTAGGAACTTTAACATCTTTCCAGTTTTCTTTATTAACTTTACCGGAAGAATCTACTAATGTTGAAGAACTTGATTTTTTAGTAGCTTTATTATATTCTTCAGCTTCTTTTTTATAAAATTCGTTAATTTGATTAAAAGTAAACTGTCTTAGCCATCTAGGCATGTTATAAATAGTTTCCCAATCATATCCACCCTTTCCATGAAATACAATTTCATGGATTTGGGTGAATAGATTGATTCTATACGTTGGAACGATCTCAGAAGTCAGGCCAAAAAAACTTAACTCCGATAGGAATGTCGACTCTGTCGCTATTCCCGTCGGGAAAAAAAGTTAAGTCTACGTCGGGTTGTGTATCTTTAATATGTTTTCTTAATTCACGTGAATCTCGAGCTAATAGATGATTATCTACAAACTCACGTATAGTTTTAGGGTCTCGATCACCTCCGACTGAAGTGATTATATATTTGAGACGAGTGGAGAGCTCTGCAGAAGTATTTTTATTAATTTTTTTAAGACCGGTTATTTCATTTTGTATCTTTTGTTCATCACTATGAGTTAAGATTTTATAAGTAATGTTTGTATTTGTTGATGGTAAAGTATAATTAAATTCATTAACTCCTTTATTAGAAATACTAAATGGTTTATTTTCTATTTTAGTTAAATCAATAGTATACTCTTCATTATTATACATAAATGTATAATCTTTACCGTAACCTAATATACGAGCTGCTATCATAATAGCATTTTTATCTCCTACAATTAAATCATTATAATCAATTTTACTAACAATAAGAGACTGTAATAATTTATCTAGTACAACTCCTTTTTCAATATATGCTTGGTTAGTTAAAATATCCTCTTCTTTAGCAGTCATATACTTCATAGTAATTTTACCGCTTGACAATGGATTAGTTTCTGGGTAAATAAGACCTTTTGAGGGTAATTCTATTTCTTCTGTAGGGAAATTATATGTTTGTTCCATAGCTTTTATTTAAGTGTAACTTATTATATTCGGATATAAATATACCGAAAATAAAGAAGCTCACCAAATTCAGGTGAGCTTTCTTTATATTTATTTTTATTAATTAGAAGTTCAAGATACAATAATCCATTCCTAAGTTAACTGTTAATTCTTGTGCTGCTGCGTCTTCATCCCAGCTATAATCGCCAAACGAAGCTTTCTTAATAAACGCACCTTTAATAATCCACTCAGATACGATATCACCTACAGGACCTAATACGTTAACAGTTACATCTTTCTTATAGAAGTCTGAATAACCATCACGACCTGTTACTGATTCGTGGTGTAAACGTACCCATTCCATTACAGCTTGAGCACCTGAAGGAGTGATAGGATCAAATAATGTCATTTCAACGTCATCCCATTGAGCTCTGCCCTTAATTTTACGATAAACGTTAATGTGGTTTAATTTAATTTCACCCATATCAACACCTATAGGACCAATCTTTTTAATTACATATGAAGGAATACCATCAATATACATAATAAAACGATTTTTTACCTTGGGTTCAAACGCTGTAAAAAATATTTCGTTCGGATCTAATACTGCCATTTTGTGTTATATTTTTATTTGTTATAAATATCTAAATTTTAAATCCTTACGCTGGGAAAGAAGCTCCAGTTGGGGTAATATTGAAGTCTAAGTAAATGAATTCAGCTGTTTTAGTCGGTTGTAAGTAAATTTGACCGCGTAACTCATTTCTGTCAATCACATCAGGTGTATTGTTAGAATCATCCATGATTACTTTAAACGCATATAAACCTTGACGTTGCTGAACACTTGTTAAGTATGGATTAACTTGAGCTAAGAATTGATTTCTTGTAGCTGCTGTATTTTGTTCAAATACTAACGTGTTAGCAATTTGTGAGATATATGACTTAAGAGCAATTAACAATCTTCTAACATTTACTCTGTCAAGAGCAGATGCTCTAGTTTGTAATGTTTTCTGACCGTATACTACAACACCTTGACCAGGGAATGTAGCGATTGGGTTTACTTTACCTGTGTAAAGAGTATCGCGATTAGCTTGAGATAATCTTAATTGAGCTCTTACTACATTAGATAAACCGCCTCTATTAATACCTGCAGGTGCAAACCAAGGCTCAGCTACTGAATCGTTGTATGCATAAACACCAGCTATTACAGTTGAAGCAGGTACCCATACTAAATCACCTGTTGAAGGTTCAACAACTTGTACCCAAGGCCAATATTCAGCAGCGTATGAAGTATTGCGAGTGGCCGCTGTTGTTACTACAGTTGATATACCATTTGCTGTACTTCCGACATTATATCCTACTGGGTCAAGAACATAAATATTATCACCTCGATTTTGAGTATTGTTTATAATAGAGCTTACTTTACCAGTAAAATTACCTTGGTCATAAAGTCCAGGAGTAAATAATACATTAAACTTATAATCATCAGTATTAGCTAATAAACTAATCATATTATCATAGTT